GTCATTAAGCAGCAGCTGAGCCAGCTTGCTGCCCCGCCGCCTTCCCCTTGCTAAGCTCCTTATCAATCTTCTCTATCAAATCATCATCCGGCAATGCAATGCGCGCAAGCTGCTTGTTCAGCTCTGTCTGCAGCGTTGCTGAATTGATCATCGCTGCCGCTTCCCGTGCCGCCTTGATGAAATTCAAGTCAGCCTGCTTGTCGCGCAGCTCAAAGTGGGTGGGATAGTTCACCTCAAAGCCTGCATTTGCATGGTCGATTCCTTCCCATGCGCAGAAAATCTCAAAGATTCTGTACTCGGTCAGCTGCAGCTGGGCCGCCTTTTCGGCAAGCAGCGTGTTGAGTATCTGGAACTCGGTCTCCATCGCCACAGCCGAAACAACCTGGGCGCGGTAGGTTCGCACCGGTGTGAGGTGCGCCATGCGGTTGACCATTTCGGTTTTCTTGTCAATGGTGTTAAGCAGTCCGGTCAGTGCGCTTGCATCGGCCTGCAGCAGATAAGGAAGCTTGCCTGAAGGTGTGTCGGGATCCATGATAATAACGCCGCCCGCACCGGTCGAGGCCTGGTCATTGAGGTTTTTGACAAGTGTTTTGTGGTTTGCGCCCCTGATCATTTGGGTCAGTTCGGAGAGGTCGTTATAGATGCTGATCTGCACTCCGGCTATATCCTGCAGGTCGGAGGTGGAGAGGCCTCTTGTCAGTGACTTCTTGTTGTAGTGTGGTGTTGCCGGTATGCGGCCAATCGGGTTTTTTATCGTGATTGTTTGCGTGGTTTTTCCAACGGTTGTGCTGGTCACCACTGTATCTTTTGACCATTGGCGGATAATTTTCACGTCGCCTTCTCGTGTTGTGTACTGTTCCTGGACCTCGAACCAGGTCAGCTCATATTCGCCGGAGGGTTTCGGCGTAAACTCAAAATCGGTCACATCAAGCGGGGTGTAAAAGCGCAGGTAGGGCCTTATGCCGCCATTGATTTCATCAGCCTTGGTGTATGCCGCAGAGCCCGGCTTGTCCACAATAACCCATACCACCCCGTAGACAGAGCCCCATATCAGCACCTGCTTCATGAACTCATTGTATGGAGTGCCTTCGCGGTCGGCATCATGCAGCAAGGAGTTCAGCGGCACATTATTGTTCAGCGTTCCCAGATTGCGTTTCGGAGGTTCGCGCCAGATAAAGCCGCTGTATGTCGAGACCACCCCTTCGCAATGGTTCTCAAGCGGCGTCTGCTTCACCCGCTCCTGCAGTTGCGCTGCACTCTCATTGATATACTGGTAGAGATAGTTCATCTCCTTCCAGGCCCGCCCGCCCTTGTAAGCCGCTTCAAACATCTTCCAGTCATCTGTATTCGCTGTATAGACACTGTTCGCCATTTTCCTGTTCCGGTTGGTTTGAAAAACTTCTCATCATTATTCTTAAACTCTCCAGTGCATCGGCTGCCTGATGTTCATGTCCGGCATCCGCACAGGAAAGAGTTTTTCGATTGCATAGCCTGCAGCGTCGGATGCATGGGTGAGCGCCTCGTTGCTCTTGTCGATTTCCCCGCATTTCCAGCTTACCTGCTCAAAGTCTTTCACGAGGCGGGGACACCTGGCGCTTATCCGCAGCTTGCCTTCGCGCATCAGCTTGTTGACTGCATTCACGCGGGCGCGTTGCGGCGGGTGTGCCGGCCTTGCTTCCACCGTAAAGCCCTTGTCTCGCAGGATGGTAAAATCAGTTGCATCCGAAGAGCTTTTGCGCGCCCGTCCTGCAGGATCAGGGAAGACGGTTATGCCGGGGTAGCGCTCATGCAGGCGGTCGGCCAGCTCGTAGGTTGTAGAGTTGTCGATGTGGATTTCGTCATGGAAGCAGACCACCCCGTCCGACATCACCGAGAATATTTCCGCCGTCATGTTGTCAATGTTGAAATCAATCCCGGCACGCAGCGGCTGGTTCATCGCACCCTCCTGTATCATGTTCCGCTCAAAATATTTGTAGACCCTGCCAGCCGTCAGGTTGACAAACTGCCCGTTCAGATAGGCCGCACGCTGATTTTCGTCGAAAGCTTTTTCAAGCATTGTGATAAATTGCTCCGGGAGAAAGGTATTGTCTGCCGTGCGCGCCACAACAGTGCCAAGATCGTATCGCCCGTCGAGGTTTTGCGCCAGTTCGTATCCCCAGTTGAGTTGTTCGGGGGTACCTGTCAAAAAGAGTTCCCTGTAGAAGGCCTCCGGGTGGCGCAGCCGGGAGAGCACTACACTGAGAATCTCCTCATGCATGATGAAGGGTTCATCAATTCCTGCCGTGGCGAGGTTGGGCCCTTTGAGCGATTCCGGTTCGTCTCCGCTTGCAATCCAGATGTATCCATTCCAGTCGGGGATGAAGAATTCGTGGTTGGTCTTGTTGTAGATATAGTTGACAGTGCCCCGGTCGAGCATCTCCCTGATGGAGACAATGACTGTTTTCCGCGCCTGCTTGTAGGTCGGCGAGACATAGAGGTGGGGGATGGGGGAGTTCATATAGGAGCTCCAGATGGAGCGCAGGGCACCGATGCGGGTTTTGCCGCACCCGTACCCTCCGACGAGCAGCTTGATAAAGTTCGGCAGCTGCCAGAAGGCACGCTGGTGCGGCAGCATCAGGCTCAGGTCAATCTTGTAGATCGGCTGGTTCATTGCAGCGATGAAGGCAGCCTGGCACGCGCTTTTGCTTCAGTTGCACCGGGCCTCTCGAGTGTCAGGTCATTGCGGTAGTATCCACCTTCCAGCAGGTCGGCAACGCCGGGCACAGCAGTACCGGTTGAGTCCTTCACCCACACTTTCACATTTCTGACAGTTTCCCGAAGCTGGACCGTTCTTGTTGTGCTGTTGCCAAGATAGACCACGCGGCTGCCGCAGCCCTCAAGGCAGAGCGCCAGCATGGGGAGTATCACCGCCCCACCCGTCAGCTTTCGCCGAGTTGATAAATGCATCATCGTTTTTGTCTGGTTTGCCTGCAATAATCTGCCGTGGCGACATTGCCCCAAGTACGGCATCCACCAGCCCCTGCAGCACGCCTTTTTCTGCAAGGGCCTTGATGGTGGAACGCACAATGACGGCCATCAACCGATCGAAAAAAGTTTCCATTACTGTTTCGGGTTGAGTGCAAGAGCGTTCAGCACCGCGATGATTTTGGCAAGCATGGCATCATCCGCCTGCGATGGTGTCATCTTGACAATCAGCGAGGCGAGCGTTACCACACCACCGACAGCCGCCGTGATGTTTACCCAATTCGCCTGAATCCATTCCATTATCTGTCTCCGTTTAGTTGTATAAAATCAGCTTCATCAGCTGCAAGCCTCTCAGTACATCCTCTCATTATCTTTCGTCTGTCCGGGCGGTATCCGGCCCATCCCTGTCAGCAGTACCCGCCATCTATTGTTTCAGTCATGGTTTTTTCGGTTTGTTGTCCTGGTTTGTCATGTTTCTCCTTCTTTCCTGCGGTGTCTCATCATCAATGGTGCCAGCGAAAAAGTTGAAAATCCTTCTCTCCCTGCGGTAAATCTCACTGATAACCCGGTCACCGAGAGCACCGGAGATATAGCCCACAATAAAGGAGAGGTCTCTCGGCAGCTCCATGTATTCGCAGAAGAGGTAGGCCGGGCATATCGCCAGCACTGCAACCGTAAAGCGGATCAGCAGATCCCGTTTGCCCAGTATCATATTCTGGTAAAGCCCATGGAAGATATTGGTCAGGGCCCCGAGAAAGCCGCTGATCACCAGTCCAAGTATATCTTCGTTTTTCATCCGCATCTCTTTTTAAAAGCTTCTCACCGCCCGAACCGTCGGATAGTCGCTGTTCTTGATATCATCAAAAGGTGAAGAATCGTAGAATGAGTAGATGCTCACATTTGTTGCATTGACCTCCGTGGAACTCCAGTAGTTGCCCTCCGGGTCCATCACGCCAATTGCCGTGCAGTTGATGCAGAGCTTTTCCAGCTCCTTCTCGCTCGGCAGGTACCAGTCGCTGAAGCCTCCGCCGCTGTAGTTGCGGCAGTTCTTTGCCGCGCTTGCCGTATGCCCTGCTTGCGCCATGATCTTCGTTGTGTTCGCTGCACCGCTGCCAAGGTTTGCGCTTGTGCCGGTCACGGCAACCGACGTGATGTTGCTCCATGCAGTCACGGCAGCCTGGTCGGCAGTGGCAACAATCAGCCCGTGCGGCGTCGAGGAGCTGTAGCCCGGATCACCGGAGAGCAGCAGATAGGCGCATATTCCGCCGCCATAGGCCGCACCGACAACCGGAGCAGCAGAAGCGCTCCATACTGTCGTGCCGTTGCAGATGATCGAGCTGAGCACAGTACCGTTACAGGTCACAGCAGTCACGGTAGTTCCATTGAAAGTGAGCGGCATCGGTCAGGTTGTTGTCAGTGTCAGGGTCGTCCCCGAAAGCGAGGCCTTCATTCCGCCATAGACCGTCGCCGTTGCCTTCTGGGCAGCAGCATCGGTTATGCCATAGCCCGAGAGCGTTGTCGGTTTTCCCGTTACAGCACTCCAGGCCATCGAACCCGGCAGCGTCATGATGTTGCCGCTTCCGTCCTTGGTATAGAGCAGCTTGTCAGCCAGGTTAACGAGCAGTTCTCCGGTATCGCATTGGGCAGTGGTCGGCACCCGCGCCGCCACCGAAGTCCGTTTTAAAAGTAGCTTGGCCATAATCAATTATTATCATCTTCAATCTTCTCTACTCTTCCCTCAGCACGCAGCACCCGCAACTCAGCACTCTTTTAAAAAGTCCCTCCGTCCACCACTCCCACATCCAGCGTCACATAGCCATTCCCGGAGCCCTTCGCCCAGCTCATGCTTGTGCCCATCCGTACAACACCGTCAGTGCCGTCAGTACCCCAGAGATAGCCCGCAGTGCCGCCGGTGATAATCGCTACCTTCTCGTCAGTTGAGCCAGCCGGGATGTTCAGCGCGCTCTTGAAGGCATCGAAGGTGATCTTCTTCTCCTTCTGGCCGGTCGTCTCACTGTAGTCGTGCAGCATCACAAGGTCATTGGGGCCGTCAATCGCCGGAAGCGTCACCAGGGCATCAATGGAAGGAACCACCGGTATTTTTGTTGCTGCGCCTGTTGCAAGATGCAGCGTGCCGCGATCAAGTGTCACCATCGGTTCACCGGCATTCATCCCGTTCGTCGGCAGCGAAGCATAGTTGCCCCGTTTCAGTTTCAGTATCTGTGCCATACCCTCATTCGTTTAATTATTAATCCTCCACTCATGTCCTTCCGGGTTCCTTCGAGGAATCCATCTTATCTTCCCTTGTCCTCAGCACTTTTCAAAAAGTCCCTCCATCCACCACCTTCCCGTCAATAGCAGCATTGTCCACCAGCAGACCCGCCACAAGCACAAAGCCGTCATCCCTGATCTTCAGCGCGCCAAGGGGAGCTGCAGCATCAACCAGCACTGCCGTATGCATCTTCACATGCCCCCCGGGCCCGAGGTAGTCGTCTGCAGCAGGTATCAGATAAGCCATTGTTCCCCTTCATGTTTTACGGTCATCACCACTCTTCCGGTTTCTCTTTCTCAGCAGTCAGCACGCCGCATTTTCAAGCCGCAATCTCCTCAAACCGCGCATTGTAATCTCCGAACGTAATATCCGCCGAGCCGAAGGTCGCATAGCCGATGACGCAACTGATAGTCCAGCCTCTTGCAAGCAGTGCCGCATGGGCTGCATTGCTGCTTGAGGTGCGCCGGCCATTCACCCCGCTGATATCAAGCACGCCATTGTGTATTGCCGTTGCTGCCAGGTCATGCAGCAGCTGGTCGATATCCCCGGCAAGGAGGTGCAGGTCAGCAAGTTTCAGCACAATGCCGTTCGCCCATGCAGGCAGCAGCGCGCCGCTGTAGCTGGCGGCAAGCGTGCCGCTGAGGTCGATCTTCTTCAGGTGCGGCAGGCGCTGCAATGCCGCAAGGTCGCCGTGCACCAGCGTATGCTGCAATGCGAGCTGCTGCAGCGCAACCGGCAGCGTGGCGATGTCGCCGGTCACGTCAGAGCCGCTCAGGTTCAGGGTTGCAAGATGCAGCAGGCCGCCAAGCGCCGCGATATCGCCGCATACCGCACTGCCGGCAAGCTGCAGCACTTCAAGCGCAAGCAGGTATTTGAAGGAGGTTATGCCGCCTTGCAGCGAAGGAGCGGCGAGTGAGTCAAATTCCGTTATCAGCTGCACCTCTCCCTTTATCACAATGTCATAGCGCCCGGAAGCCGGATAGACCGCAGTATAGTGCTTGTCGATTGCATCAAACTTTACCTGATAGGCCGTGCCCCGTCCCCAGTTCAGGGTTACAAATCCCGCTCCGTTCAGCAGCAGCGAGCGGCTGCCCGGCTCCTGCACATCATACCAGAGTCCGGAGAGCGTTCCGGGCAGTTGCCGGATCTTCCATTCACCATCCTGATCGGAAGGACCGGTCATGCACCATCCCTGCTGACTGGTTACTTTCCTTGTTTCGTTGAATGGCAGCATGGCATTCGGTACCGGTTATTATCGCCGCACTCTTGAACGCTCGGCAAGCGGCATGACAAATATCTTCTCATAGACACCATTGATGAGGTATTCAACCCCTTCACCAAAGACCGATTGCATTTCACCCATGTACTCTCTCTCATAGAAAGCAAGCATTGAGAGGAAGCCCTGTCCGCCCACCGAAGCGGCAAGCCGCGGCAGCACATACCAGCCGAGCACCCGGTAGACCGAGGCCCTTACCCATTGCGTAGAATTGAGGCTGGCAGCATCGAAGAGCGTTGAATCGGTGGCAAGCAGGCTCATGCTCCTGCGGGCTGGATCGACAAGCGTGTTCTGCAGCGGCAGCCAGAGGGCTTTGATGTCCCGCACAATGTCCGATGCAGCTTTCACATGGTAACCGGTGAACTCACTGATCCCATGCTCAAAGACATAAGGCTGGTATTCCATCAGATCACTGTCAGACGAATAACTCATATCTCAAAAGTTTCGAGTGCGCAGTGCTGAGTGCCGGGTTCTTTTGCCGAGCACTCAGCACTCGCTCCTCAGCTCTTTATTTGCGAAGCAGACAGGCCATATTCGGATCCAGGCACTTCACGCCATAGAGCACATCGAGCGCCACCTTGACTGCAGAGGTATCGGGCGCATACCAGATACGGGAGCGCATGGCAAGCTTGCTTACCGGGTCAGATACCGTTGCAACCCTTGCATTGCCCAGCTGTTCGCCGATATCGGAGAGCGGAGCCATGGCCAGCGCAAAGGCGTTGTGGTGGAAGGCAATGTTGTTGGTGAAGTTCATGAAACTCATGCTCACCACAGCGTTGTCAGCCACTGCCTGGGCAAGCGGCGGGTATATCTGCACGCCGGAGAAGGCGTTTCCGGCAGCAGTCACCGCGGTTTCATTGACCACCGCATAGCGCTGACTGTCGCCTGCAATGCTGAAGGTGTCACCCATCAGCAGCGTGCCGGTCACTGTTGCGGCATCAAGGTTGATGAGCGAGCTGCCTTTCGCCTGAGCGCCATTGACTGCAAGCGTTGCAAGCGAGCAGGTGCCTTTCGTGTGCGTGCTCACATTCTGGTTGCCGAAAATTTCGAAGCCAAGCCAGTTGCCGATATGGCCGGTTTTCAGCACATCCTGCGAGGCCTGTCCGGCAAGGTTGTTGCTGGCAAATACCTTCTGGAATCCTCCCCTCAGCGTAGAACCGACTTCAAGATGCAGCGAGCCGTCATCCATTGCCACCTTGTTGTCGAACATCACCTGGCTGAGGTTGGTCAGATCGTCAATCGAGGTTGTCGCCTGGGCATCCACATACCATGGCACGTATGCAGCAAGCGAGTTCAGTTTCGTGTCGATATCCTTGGCAAGCGCGTAGACTGCAGGACGGATATGATCGGTGATGATCTGGTCGCCGGTAAAGGAGAGCTCCTTGTCAGTCAGCGAGAACTTCACCTCTTTCCACTGGTCAAGCTTCATCTCAACATAGCTGGTTTCGATGTTCTGGTCAGTCGAAGGGGCATCCTGAGCGGTGAAAATGCCAGGCTTCTTGATTTCAATCGTACTTCCTTTCGCCTTCGAATCCTTGTCATAGCCACGATGCACCCTTCCGGACATACCGAGAGAGGATTCAAGTGCAATCAGCCCCTCGTTTGCATAAAAGAGAGGATCATAAATTCCCAATACATTGGTCGGCATAACTCAATCTCCTTATAGGTTTCTGTTATCGTTATCGCTCTATTTCAACGGTTGTCCCGGCCTTCATGGCAGCATCGCGCGCAGCCCTGTACTTCGCAGGGTCGCGGGCATCCTCCGCACTCAGCTTGTATGCCGCCCTGCTTCTGCCGTCTCCCGAACCCTGACTGCCAGCGCCACCAGGGCCAGCGGCAAGGAAGTGCGGATTTGCCTCAAGGAACATTTTCACATGCTCAGCCACTGAGACCGGCTTACCATTTTTGCTTACCAGATTGCCAGCCCCATCAACCACACTCACGCCGGTCAGCGGGTCAAACTTGATTGAGCCCTTCAGGAGAGCCGATACCTGCTCAGGCTTCAGCGCCTTGAGCGCGGTTGCTGCAGAGAGCAGCTTCCCGTCAACCTCCGAGCGCTCAAGCATCCCTGCAAGCATCTTTATTTGCTCAGCTGCCTCGCGCTGGGCTTTCTCGAAAGCCACATCCTTCTCTTTCACCGTATTGGCAAGCAGCTGCTCATACTGTCCCTTAGATTTCAGGACATCCTCGGCACGCTTCACCTCATCAGCCTTCAGCTTTTCGTACTCATCGATATCAATGCCGGTAAATGGCGCCTTGGCAGCAGCAACAGCAGCGGCAACCTGCTGGGCAACAGCAGCATCAAGCTCAGCCTGGGTAAAAATCTTTTCAGAAGCGGCAGGCGGTGCGGCGGCAGGTGAAGCGCCGCCGGCAGCATCGCCATCAATGCCAAGAGGGCGCGGCAAAAGTAGTTGCAGGAATGAGAGCGGGAAGAGTTTCATGGTTCTTAGTATTTTATTGGCATAAAAAACAATAAAATATAATAAGAAAAGTAAAGATTTATAAATAAAAAAGATTAAAAATAAATAAGGATGGTAAAGATTTGAGGGGTTGTGGCGGGGGTGAGAGTGTAATAAGTAGTTTTTTTTAAAGATATATTATTGAAAAACTGTAAATTAAAGTGTGAAATATTGTATGTGATCGAAATGGTGTTTAGCTCTATGGTTCAGCCAGTTTCCAAATGAACCTCATCGCCGATTTGTTGTGGGGTAATTAATTAATCATATAGCTTGTCTTCCAAGTCTTAAAGAATTAAATCAAATTGTTGATAACATTGAGATAGATATTTATTTTCTTAAAAAGAAAATATATGGATAATAGAGATGCAAGAGTTACTGAATATAGAAATAATTTATTGACATCTCTGAAAGAGCAGCAGGGTAATTATGATAAGTCAGTAATTACACTTTCTGGTGGTGCACTTGGTATATCTTTGACGTTTCTAAAAGAAATTGGGTTACAAAAAGGGATAAATCAGGGTAAATTTCTATTGTTTGCATGGGTGTGTTGGGGATTAAGCATAAGTTGTGCTCTTTTTTCATATTATTCAAGTGCCCTTGCTTTTCGTAAGGCAGTTAAACAAACCGACCGAGGTATAATTTATACAAATAAAGGTAAAATGTATACAAAACGCCGAGGTGGTATTTTTCAAATATTAACCGATATTTTGAATGCATTTTCAGGGCTATTGTTTTTTGTTGGAGTAATTTTAATTGTATTATTTACTTACAATAACATAAAGTTTTGAATTATGGTAAATAAAAAAATAGAAATTATTTTTTCTGAACCTAAATTTCTGAGCGATATTAAAAATATTGACTCATTATTATATAAAAAGCGAAGGAAATCAAAAAATAATAGTCGTAGCGATAATAAAGCAATTTTAATTAAACGCTCATATAAGCAAAATAAAAAAACTACGGGTGATTGGGTACCACCACCATCACTTTTACCGCCACTAATACCTTGTGTTGTAATAAATAAGCAAAATAAAAGTCAGAGCCGAAGGAGGTCAAAAAATAATAGTAGTAGAGTAAATAAAGCAATTTTAACTAAACGCTCATATAAGCACATTAATAAAACTATGGGTGGTTGGGTACCACCACCATCACCTTTACCACCACCACCATCACCTTGTATTGTAATAAATGAGCAAAATAATAGTCAGAGTCGAAGGAGGTCAAAATATAAACGCTTATATAAGCACAATAAAAAAACTAGGGGTGATTGGGTACCACCGCTATAACTTTATATTGTCATAAATGAACAAAATAATAGTCAGAGTCTAAGGAAGTAAAAAAATAATATTCAGAGTATTAGTAAGGTAGTTTTAATTAAAAGCTCATATAAGCAGGATGAAAATTTTAATTTGCAATTGGTACCACTGATAATCAGCACCCGCGCATCATCCGCAGCAGTTTGCACTCTTTTGCTCTTGCAGCAGGCAGCAAGGCTTGCGTGCGCTCCTGAATCAGCCGCCGCTCGAATTGCGCCAGGAGTGGCAAAGATGTTAAAGATCATTTCACCCGAAGCCGTTGTCGTATCAATGCCGCCATAATTAAGTGAGCGAAACCCGACTCCACTGCTTTTCAGCTGCTCAACAATATCGAGTTCCGCAGCGATCTGCCAAGCCGGTCAAGCCGCCAGACAATCAGGGTATCCCCATCTTTAAGCTCTTTCAGGCAAGCGTTCAAGCCAGGTCGCTCAGTCTTCGAGCCGCTTGCCTGGTCCGTGTAAATAAGCTGCTTTTTGCAGCCGGCCTGTTTGAGTGCATCAAGCTGCAGGTTCAGTTCTTGACCTGAAGTTGATACCCGAGCATAACCGATCAGTCGTCCTTCCATTCATTCTCTTGCTAATCTTAAAAAGCACCAATTTTAACGGATTACTGAAATATAGAAATACGACATGGTTTTATAAGACAAATAGCGCCCGAAAAGAGGGGTGTTTCGGCCCCCTTTTCCGCGTCTCATCAAACGACCGTTTTTTGAGATAGTAAAACCGTGTTCGGCATCGCAAACTAAATCATTTGTCCCACCCCTAAGTGATACAATTATTCTGGCTATAGCCCGTCGGGGATGATTAGTGGGTATTTTAATGATTATTGGTAGCCAGTTAATGAAGTGAACTTAAGTTAGTCATTAACATATTCTTCCATGCAATTGTAAGCATGATAGTTGATATCTCCACCACCTCTTGCACTTGTATATGCTTTGAACGACTTACGCATCTCGACAAGAAACGACGCTGGATTCTTCTCTCTCAGTTTCCTGACATCTTCTTTAGTGCTTAAAATATTGAACATGCCTCCAATAGCGAGCCAAGCCGCACCAAAAGGTAAAGCTTGATCTATAGGAATAGAAAGCAGTTTACTAAAGAACATTGGCGCTGGAAAAGCCGTCAAAGAGACTCCAAACCATCCCTTTACATTTATTATATCGGCACTTTTCTTATACTGTTCTTGAGCTTTAATAAGCTCTTTAACTTTATCCATCAAGGTCTCGATTTTTATATCATATGATTCTAACTGAATAAGCTCAGTTCTAAGATCATGCATACATGAACGGAATTGTGAAATTTCTTCCCTTCTTTTTTCACGAAATTTAAGGATTTTTTCGGCCGGGATTTCAGAAATATTTAAGGGTACTAATTCGCTAACAATCAAACCGAATAGCCCGAAGCTCTCTGCATTTTCATCTGCAAACTTATCGTCTCCAATACACATAATAAACTCATCTACATCACCGTCTATGGAAAAGTAATTTGTTCCGGTCCAAGCACTCCAATCGCTGGTGATGAGGGATAACTTATTTTTTTTTGCTATCTCAGTTGCCATGTAGAGCATAAATTGAGATGCTATAGCAGTCGGAACATATATCCAATTGTTATCCGTTGGATATCCTGCTTCGAGGAACAACTCCCTAACACGTTCATCTATTTTATTGCTGTGTAGCTTCATAATCATTTCTTCACCATCTTCTCTGTACATAAGAGCAGCTGCATTCCAATCTTTCGAAAGAAAGTCTTCTGACGCTTTCTTTGAATAATTCGCTGGATCAATCATTCTTCCGATAGACCCTTCTTCCAGCAGAGGAGCTAAGTCTTCAGAATCATCTGGTATTACGTTGTCCGGCACTATGCGATAAATATTATCATAAAACAAAGCCATCGCCTTAATCCAAGATGAATTATGTAGGCCAATATGAGGGTAATAAAGTGCGTTTGATTGCATGGTGTTAGTATTTATTATAAAGCTGCAATAAGGCGCCGAAGTGTAAATTGTATATTATCAACTGTATGGGACGTGCCCCCCTCTTCTTGAATTCAATGTGATTCAGACATCACTTATTTTTTACTCAGAAAATGAGCATCGTTTTAAACAAACAACTATAAAAATGTTCATCGGCAATTATTTTTCGCAGTTTAAAATTGTAATTATCGTTCATCATTCCCTTATATACTATGCACGAAAAATATCAACCTTTGTTTCAAGGCACTTCCTCAAACTGAGGTCGTTGGCGCCCACCTCATACCAGCCACCTGGCTTTTGATAAAAATCGAGACCTCGCCCAATCTTTATGACCCAGCCGTTATCGATTCTGATTTCACGATCATGCATCTTGACGTTAAGTTGAACATCAAGCTCAACATCCAATTCAAGCAGACTCTGCTTGAGTTCATCCAGCTTTTCTGAAATTTCAGCTAACGGTGTATTGTCGTCATATCCCGTGATGAGGGTGATCTTTTTTACCGTATTTGATTTCACGACAGTTTCGCAAAACCTTACGAAGTTCTGTATCTGATGCGGCAAGCGCATGTAGGGATCTTCGATAACGATAGCCTTTGCGCCAAGTAAATAGGTGCCAATAATTGTCTCATAACTGTAACCAGTATCTCCATAAAGGATTGTAAAGTGCTGCTCACTAAGCTCCACCGGATTTGGGACAATCACGGCAGGAACAGGAGGTGCAATCGATGTCGTTTTCGGTAAAGGCTCTACCTCTACTACAATAAGAGCTGGTTGTTTGGCTGGTTTTGGGTCGATAACTGAACCAGACTGATCATCCGATTTACTTAATCGGCGTCGGACTGGTTGTTGTGTAGCGTTGGCATTCTTCGATTCCGGACAGTAAACAATTATTTCCTCACCATTATTCTTGAAAAAAGAGAGGTTAATAAGAGCGAACTCATCATCCGGCTTTCGTTTATTCATCTGTTCCTTAACACGGCGCCGGCATTCTGTGGCATAAGCGACGTACTCTTCAAATTCATCATCCGTCGGTGTCCCTGACGGGTGCAGGATTTTCAAAAAAGCACAAATTGTTTTCTTGATGCCCTTTTCGTCGCGTCCTTCGATTGATTTACCAAGACGGACACGTTTGTTAACTTCCTCGTACCTGTTCGTGTGTTTGAACTGGTAGTGAAATGCTTCAGCCAAATAATCTGTGATGAACCCATAGCTGTTCGTCAAAAAATCACTACTATTTTTGGGCATTTCCCAACCTGGGATATAGGCTGCTATTCGATCCAATATGGCAAGATCAAATTCACTGGGCAGCGGTAAAAAAAGATCATGCTCGGTTGAATTGACCACCTGCTGCACCGATTCATTAAAATTTCCGACAAAACTGAGGCTTGCATCGGCAATGACTTCGACACCACGTGAAAAACGGCCGTTAGCCATAAAATCTTTCATGATCTGCATAGTATCAGGATCGCGTACCTTGATGCCTCCAACTTCATCGAAAGCGACGGTATCCCAAAAACCAACAAGCCCCACCTTCCTACGCTGATTGTTGTAAAACAGAGTTGCCTTAGTTGCTTGACCACCTGAAACCAATGTTGCATAGGGAGAAAACTCGCTGAAAAAATAGGACTTACCTGTCCCACGTGGCCCAAGCTCTATGTAATTGTAATTAGGCTCTACCAGGGCTGCAAGCCGTGCAATGAAGTGCATCTTCACCCTTTGTGAAAGCTTTGAGGGTTCTAACCCAACGGAGCGGATAATAACATCAATCCATTCATCCCGAGTAAAATCAGCGCGGCCATTTGCGTAGCGCTCGAAATCAAAGCGCGACAACTGGATTGGGCGCATATCTTCTATATAAAACGCATAATCATCTTCCTCAATGTCATTGTGCGAAAGCGTCACTTCAGCCCAGATGCCCCCCTCAAGAAGGCGATCGTTATCGCGGTAAAACTTCTCGCCAATTGCAATGCGCTGCGAATTGAAATTTTCCAGTGAAGCCCAGTGACGCTTTTCTTTCTCAACGTATCGGACATGAACTTTGTCGATAAAACGATGCTTCCCTTTGGTGGCAACCTTCGACTGTGCAGCATTTGCTTCATCTGGACGAACATAATTTTCCTGAAGCGTTGCCAGTACAGCCTCCATGCCCGCGTCCATCTCTGCAGGATCATCACTTGCACAAAATCGTGCAAGGAGAAACTCAAGTACAAACGTTGGAATGTTTGTGCCCTTTTTGATACGGTGAAGCAGATCTTTTCTTAACACCTTACCATCAAAGGCCGCAATCAGTTTATTGTCCAGCTCATTGATCTCATTCATACTGTATAATCCGTTTCCAGGTTAATACAACCATAACTTGCCAGTGTTGTAGGATTAAGTACCTTAACCGTAAACTTGCCCTCAAAATCCGGATCCATTCTTAGTGCGATTTGCTTCCGCTGACCATGGACCAACATCACTGTGCGTGTTGCAGGATTCACTTCACCACAAGGTCGGGGTTCCCCGACGACATTCCCCTTGCTATCCTGAGCCTCAATCAACACCTCAATACCAGGAACTTCAAATAAGTTCAAGGTATTGAGGCCGCCAGAAGTTAATTCCACATCAATAACAGGAATTCTTGTTGTGATACGCTTTGCCCCATTCTTATAAAAAAGTTCAACATTTAGCTTTCGAACCTCTGCATGAACCACTGTATCAAGCCTCGCCACCAATACGGGCACCACTGCTTCAGCGAGTGACGCTCCTCCATGAAAGTACAAATGACCTGATCGGTAAGGTGCCATGCTGCGAGGGAGTGCTACCTGTGCAAAATCCCCTCGTATACCAACTTTTTCTGCACTAATGACGATACTATGGCTGTCTCCAGTACCACTTCCGAGCATCATGCGATCATGCGCATTGACTGGCCAGTTACCTTGCGGCTTAACACACACATCACCCGCTTCTGCATGAGCGTTAAGAAAAAAACCATGGTCAGTCACAATCACAGCTTCCTTGAATTTCATACTACTCAACTTGTGAAGAGCCCTACGAATCAGTTTGAGCGTACCGGGGATAAGGCCTATGGTTGTTTCTGGATTACTCTCCAGTTGGCTGTCGATTTCTGTTGAACGCAAAACCAAAAGATCGATAGTTTCAGCAATTTTTTGCTTACCACGCACAAAATCATTCAGCGCCATCGACTCAAAACGGTCACCGAGGTGCTTTTTCAAAACCTCCATCCGTTGATTAACATTGTTCACTGGCATACCGGCCAACTTCGGAACCAGGGAATTGTCTACCAATGAAAAGGTTAAATTATGACTCGCTCCAGGCAAGAGGCTTGCCATCCCTACCGGGGTGATGGTAGGCAATTGAGCATAGGCAGCGTGCAATTCCACAGGACCATCTTCGGCAAGTAGTTTTTCGAGTGCAACACCCAGCTCGTACCGTAACGCATCAACCATCAGGTAAGCGACCTTACCTCCACGTTCCTTGAGCCGACTTGCAACCAAACTATCAAACACATCGGCATTAGCCATGCGTCCGGTCGGTGGCCAACCTGAACTCTCTATATGTTTTATAAAAACACCCTGTACTTTTTCTGCAAGTCGACGATAACGGCCTCGGGCCTGATTAATAACTTCTTGCATGAAGTCATGTTGTTCAGGAAAATCACCAACAGCTTGTTCGAACTCCCTTTGAAGACGGTCTACCTCCCGTAAACTTCCAAGATAAAAGTCAAGCAGATCAGCCTGTGAACGGGCATGATCTGGAAGTTGACGATCGTAATCATCACAAGCTTCCACTAAACTGAGCCCGGAACGAACCAACTCCCACTGCGCTACACTCTCTCCTTTGCCGAGCCAGACAGAACTCTTATAGCGAGTCAAAAGAGTTCGCGTCGTATCAGTATCATTGGATGTTATGCCTTTAATGGCGTTTCGCAAAAAGGTACGCTCTTCAAATGGAAAGGTATCCCTGACGCCCAAGTCGTCGATATCAGCGCACAGCTCCGCCATATTCAGTTCGGCTTCAATCGTCTCAGCCCGCTCAATAAACGTAATACGCAACTTCTGGTCACTGCGTAATCTGTCACAAACGTCATCTATAATTGGTCGTGCTTCTATCGGGGCATGAGGCACTCCCTTCAGCGGGTTAGGCAATGCTCCCGGTAGATCAAAAACAAATTCACTGAACAACACATAGCGCCAAAGCTCATCAGCAACCGTTGACCACGTTTTACCGCGTGTTTTCAAGTGCAAGGATAGAGTCTTCTGCAAAAAATCTCGGGCTTCTTGCACCCAACCTTCTTGAGCTTTCAGTGCCTCTATCTGGAGTGAGGTAGGCGCCATCAATGCCACAAGTATTTCTCGGCCCGACTCAACTTTCAATGTTGCACGCAGTTGCGGCCAACTCACACCACCACCAATAGCATCAATCACGGCAAACGAAGGCTCCATAGCCGTTCGAGCAAACAACTGCCGAATCTCCGTGGCGTGATCAGGCCTGGCACGTAAGCATAAGCTGAGGTATTCGTCACCATCATCTTGAGGAAAGAGAGCGCCACACCCTGCATAGAGTGCAAAAGGGTCTACCTGTTTCTGCTCATCCGTTTCTGAACGTTTAGCTGGCACATAGATCAATAATGCTTCGACTTGTGAATTCGACTGGCCAACATCCCTGAGTGCAAACAACGCGGCCTCCCGGCTTTCGATACTGCTTTCACCTGCATCAATGACGCAAACCTTTTCGCTGGCCAGGTCGAAGCATTGCTGGCGATAACGTTTTTCAGCGTCGTACACAACCAAACAGCCTGCCTGTTTCAAGCGCGGTCGCAGGACACTCTCTCGGATAAATTCAGCAATGCTCATTTATCTACTCCAGCATTTTTTTTATTGCGCACTTTTTTCACTTTACCCACAGGTTCGATATAAAGTTCTTCCAAACCATGAGCTATGGCAAGGGATTTGTCGGTCTTGCATTTCAGGCGCACGCGTTCCGGCCAGTAGTTTATTGCCAAATGAGCCCAGTCGTAATCACCCTTTTCCAACTTTTCCCAGGTCTCTTTCAGTACCTTCTGCCAGGGCTTGTGCCTAAACAAAGGCCATAGAGGTGCTGCACTAATTTGCACACCGTCATCAAGGTTGGGTTTGTAGGTGGGGGCGAGTTTGAGGAGTGTGTCACGCAGTTCAATCAACTCGAGTTCGAAGGCTTGCAATGATTCGAATTGCTTTTCGTCTTTGCTCGTGCGAGCAGAGCCTTTGTTGCGTAACGCCGTCACATCATCACCGACTTGCTTCAGCTTGGGCTCAACAAAGTCGTTGGTGGCAGTATATAGCGTCTGGCTAGTGAGGCTGGGGTAATAGACCCACAGCGTGTAAAGACCTGAGGTCGTACCAAATGGCCAGTAAATAGGTGCTTGCTTGCGACCTTTTGAATATTTGGCTAAGTGATCCGAAAAGAACCCAACGTGATTGCGCAAGTATTCGATTTCACTTCCTACGCCCAAAAGCGATAACATTTGAACCTCTACGCCTTCTGAATTGTGTCCAAAAATACTCGACATACAGCTCTGTATACGACTTTCAAGATCAACCTCGGAGAGAAAGGAAACTGTATTCTCGTGAGTCACCCTCGACATTGCTGGGGACTGGCTTGGAATTGGCAATCTCGGATCAAATGATGCTTCGACTGGCTGGCCACTAAACGTTGCATTAATACTCCATCGTAGAAAAGTAGCTCCAACCAGGTAGCTAAAAAGTTCCGCAGCGGCTTCTCTACCCCCTCCCACCTGTTGCAGAAAGCCATACTGTTCATTAAGCTCTCCGCCACCGAGATATTTGTCAAGCTGATGCGATATACAATCTCGATCTATTTTGCTGATCCCGTATAGAGCTTCTACAGCGACAGCGAGATCGCGCTCTAATGCTTTAATCTGAAAACCTATCTGTTGAGTAAAAGCTAAGCGAACATCAAAATATTTTGCTCCCGCCTCAACAGCAGAAGCTAACAAGCCAGAAAAGTATCCAGACAACTCATTCAAATGCTCAATTTTCAATCGCAGTTGAAATCCTGCCCTTGAGATATTTGCAACTGTAACATGAGTAGGCAAATTTGGTAATGGAGCTGGAATGGGTAACAGGTTCACGTACCCTGCATGCTTATGCTGACCGCAATACAGATTTAGTATTACGGAAGTCAATGGCGCATTGAGGACACCAAGGTAGTACCAGATGTCGTCAAATGATTCTGGAAGTACAAAAAGACCCTCAACGGTGAAAACATGGCCAACTGGAACTACGTGAGCATCCAAAACCTCCCCTCGTTTGCCGTATCCGATTCCCGGAAGATGCTGATATTCAGAATTGCTCCAACGTGTAGATGGGTGGTGTTTAAGGAATAGGCCATCTTCATTCCACCGAGCAATTTCCACTGAAGGCATTCCGAATCTTGAAAAGGGCCCACCATTATACATGCGCGTCCAACGACCATTTACATCAATTGAATGCGGGTCAACTTCCCACCAAAGCCTACCATACCAGTCCATTTTGATTGCATGCCCCTGAAGGGCGCGCGCACCTGAAGCTTGCAATGGTGGAAGGGACGAAAAGAAATTAAGCACAAAGTTTGGTATGTCATATGCTATTGAAGCATGAGGGATTCTGTTGAATATTGCAGGGGCCAGCCAGCGAATGTCTACCTGGTGCCGGATTGCTCCAATAAGTCGGACATCCTTGTTGTTGTCATTGCGGCAGTCAATAAATCCCTGTGTTGAGTCAATATCTCCATCACAAGAAAAGACTGCGGCAGTGACCTCGACATTGGCGGCATCAAGAACGCCCCATCCTAAATCTGCGAGCGGTCCAATCGTCGCCTCCCCCAAGGCACAGCTTTGACGGAATGATTCATAGCTGGATTTAATCAGGATTGTTTTGTCGGTCACACAACCAATGCATGCCCCGCTGCGCAAAAGCATCTTCATTCTGACAATGAATGCTGCAGCAAGGTTCTTGCACCAATCAGGTGTTGCGTAATCCAGATAATCTACCGTGCTGGAAGATGTGTCCCCAAAAGGCGGATTCATCACCACGACATCAAATACCTCGCTGCATAGGTCAATAAGTCGCAATCCTTGCAAAGCGTCTTGCGCAAACAGGCGTCCTTGATATGTTGATTTTGCTGCGGTAGCAAAATCTGTTAAAGCTTCACGCAACCGAATTTCTGCTTTTTCCCATATACCCTTGTCTTGCGCAGTGAAGAGGTCTTCCTCTTTACCTCCTCCATAAACCTCACGAATTAACTTTGGCAACTCTCGCTCCACCTGGAGCAGCACACCCAATTCCGGCAATCCTTTCAACAGTTGCAGCGTCTTTTCAAACAGCACGGCATCACGTTTATCCATAGATGCTGTGAGTTGCTGACGGAGTTCCAATTCAGCGGGAGGGGCTACAGCAGCAACCACATGCCCCACACCAATCAATGGCCGATCTTTGGCTTTCACCCCTGTGTCGTGCCAGGCTCGCTGTGCCCGCAACCAAAGTGCCAAAGAGGCAATCTGCACGGCACGGGGATCGATATCCACCCCATAAATATTGTGTTCGATAATCAAACGGGGTACGTCACGGAGGTATTCACCCTCGTCAGTGTAGGTTAGGCTCAGAGGTTGAAAGCCTGCCTGTGGCGAAGTAGATAAATCCAATGCGCCTGGGCCATATTGCTGTTCCCAGATCCAAGCTTCTCGGTATATCTCGATAAAGAGGTCAAACGCATAAAGACCAAAGTGCATGGAACCACATGCAGGATCAAGTAATTTCAGCGTGCGTGGATCGCGAAGTTTGGTCCCTACCACGGGTGTTTCGTCAGGTTTCACAAGCAGATATTGGCAACGATCACGCAACGTCGTTTTTCCTCCCGTCGCGTTGAACCACAACCTGCCCAAGGTATTATCCACCAAAAACTCTACGACATAGCGTGGGGTAAAAAACTGGTTCCGCACGGCCAATTCGCGGCTATTGCGAGGTGCCGGCGAGGCATCCCGCATAGATTTACGCTCTTCTTTTGAGTTGAAATATTGATAGATCCAGCCAATGGTTTCATCTTCACTCCATAGTGGCTCGATATCAGCACTGTTAATCAGGTTGAGCAATGGCAAAAGCGCCGACTCACGCGGAAACAAGCGACCTTGGGGTGAAAATCGGTAAAAGAGTCCCGGAAGCTCTTGAGCCAGTTCGTCGAAAACGCTGAATAGGTAGATGCGGTAAGCTTCGGCTGTTTCACCAAGGCCAGTGCCCGATAACCGGCCATACAACTGAAACCCCTTGGCCTGAAAGCCACTGCCAACCGACTCGACAAGGAGTCCGCGAGCTTCGGCCATCCGTAGAGCGGCTAAACGATTGAGGACGGTGAAGGCCTGTTCACGGACAATTCGATCAAGAGCTTGTTTTCCATCCATATCCCCACTTGCGCAGTAGTGCGATAAGGTGTCGCGCAAGATGCGGGCGGTTTCACGCTGTGCATCATTAAGATGCCGCAAGTTCTCAAGCCCAGTTATAGATCCTGAGATCGGGTCTAATCCATAGTCGTTCTGGAGTTGCCGGATAAACTCCTCTTGCAGCACTTTACGTGCATCGTTGACAAAACGTTGAAGTCGATTTCTTGTTGATTGATCAAAGGCCATTTTGACTCATTTTATTGTCATCTCGACATGGATGGAGCTGAAGTATCGGACACTTATCGAACAGTTACTCTTCAAAACTCATTGAGGCGCTTCAGTAATAAATGCAAAGGTAATCTCAAGCTCTGCATAGAGAGCGAACTCTGCCTTAATCTCGTTAAGTTGCTGGATGATTAAGTCGATATCAGAGACCGTCTGAATTTTTACTGGTACCGCGATGGACCTCGATAGCTTTGCCGCTTCTTTAGTGCTTTTCTTGGCACGCTCTTCATCCACTTTTTGACGAAGACGCTCACGACCCTGACGCTGAATAGATCGCTTAAGCTCTTCCATAGTGCTATTGATATCGAAATCCCGGGCCAGTAGCTTCTTGAGTCCAGCCAAGTCTGGTTTGACTTCGAGCATCAAGTCATCTATCCGAGTTACAGCGATCCCTTGTTCTTCTTGAGTGAGTTCCTTCCATTCAGGAAGGCGCTGCAAGTCTTCAATGCAAGCCGTCAACCGTTGTGTTTGCTGGTTGGCTAATTTAGTGACCGCATCGGTTACAAGACTTTTTATACGTGTAAGCTGTGACTGAAAGTCGGCACTGTATGTATAAAAATCTTCTCGTCCTAAACGATCCACCAAAAGTGTCAACTCTTCGCTTGACTCATGGCGCAATTCACTAGGCACGCCAGTATCGGGCAGTACATCAATATCGCTACGATGAGCCTGGAGATTACGTAACGTATCGTCAAGCCCGTTGTCAAGCACCCGCTTCACGTCGTGGGCCCACTTGAGATTGTCGAAGATAGCGGAGGTTTCGGCCCCCAATCGCTGCGGCGCATCCGAAGCATCGGTAAACAAGAGATCGGCAATATCTTGGTTCAGGGTGCAAACTCGATCACTGCCTGCCAACCCAAGGCCGCTGAGCTTCTCCGCAAGAGAGCCATAGTCATGCTGAAAACGCGGAAAATTCTTTAATGCTGCTTTACCGATATCCTGTTCAAGCGGAAATACGGTATCCCCGATTAACTCTGTAAGCCGCTCTGCTGCCCGGCTGAGCGTTTCTATTGAGGGGCGCTCATCGCGTAAGGCAACACCAATCGGCTTGAATGAATTATTGGTTTTCAGGGCATCAATTGCTTGCTGGCCAGCAACGGTGACCTCTCTTCCTGAAACTTTGAGTTTGATTTCACCTGCCATCAACATGGCTGCGATAATGTAGCGTGTAGTGTCCGGCGACCAACCAAACGGATCATTACTGAAGTCATCTATAAGCCTTTTTCCATCAACAGTTCCGTGTTTGTCGATGTAATCACGAATACTGATCATCGCTTTATGATCAGTAGTAAAGGAAGCCCTTCCGGCAATCGTCTGCACCAGTCCGAGTGGATCGAGGCTGCTACCGATAGCAGCAGGGTTCGCTACTTTCAATAATTTTTCGGCCGTATCAGTGCCAGCTCGAACCGGGGCTTCAGCGTAGCGATCAAAAACCTGACCGGCAACATCCATGAGTAGCTTTTTATGCGCTTCAAGCAAATCACCATCCAAAGCGGCTATTGCTGTAGCCTGCCCTCTGAAAACAAAAGAGCCTGCCTGTAACGTCTGCTTGATCTTGCTTTTTAGCTGACTGGCAAGTTTGGTCGCACGATCAACCTGACCTGTACAGTAATCCTTGACCTCTTGGTCTGGTTCATTGCGATGAAGTTCCGCAATACGCTGGCAACGATAAATTTCATTTGCCATATCATCAAGTTCATTATTGCGCCTAGCCAGTAAACCAATGATATTACGATTTGAGCGACTGCGTGAGTCATCAAGCATACGATTTTTTGCTGCTTCGTAATCACCTGTATCGACAAATTCAACAATACTCTGTACTGGATTTTGATCCCCTGCCAAAGGAGTGATGGTGCTACCCGATTGCACTTTTAATCCAGTGGTAACAACCATCGTGGTGTGGAAATTGACGCGTGGCAACGGATCAAAAGATTCGCGTAGGGCATCATTAGATATACGCTTCAAATCTACGGTACGCAATGCTAAATCCCCACGCTCTTGTTCGATGTCGCGCAGTTTCTCACTGAGGAAAACAAGATTCCCCCCTTTCTCGCCAAGGGGCACATACACATCACCCAACAACTCATCAACAGCTTTGCGTACCGTTTCGAGCATTGAGGGTGCGGTGATGGAGGGGTGCATCAGACTTGCAACATTCTGGAGTGAGACCGGTAAGTTTGAAAGTATCTGCAACACGGCGATAGACTTTGCTATGTCCTGATGGAGCGGCGAGTCGAAGAAGCGATTTTGAACTTTGCCAACAGCTTGATGGATAGAGGTAAATGCGCGTCGAATATCCTTTTCTAACTCATCGTACAGGGTAACCGTCGTAGCAAGCCAGCCTACAGGTTGATCCGCCATCGCTATAGAACCACCTTCACCCTTCAGTACATCCTGAACTACCTTGATTGCGGAACGCAACCCAATACCGCCAGTAGATTTTGCCAAGGCTCCCAGCAAATGCAACAAGATATCAAAATGGGCCGGGAGGAATGGGTAGAGGTTGATGAAGCTCGTTTTGCTAAAATCGGCGTCATAGTACTTGGCGTCTTGCAATTTGGTGTTGTGCCTGAGTGCCTGACCATGAGCATCGAATAGCTTGCCAAGCTCTGCTTCTCCCTGGAGTGATTTGCCAAGCAAACGGCGATAACAGATCTCTTTAATATCGCTCGATTCCAGGTCTATTTGAATCGGAAACCGATCTTTCAGTTTGTAGAGCTTGTCCGAGTTCAATGCCGCCCGCGGGTCATCTTCGGTGAGGGTCTGCTGTGCTGTGGAAATAATCCAGGCCTTGCCATCACCAATCCGTTTGAGGTTTTTAGCCAGACCGTCAAGATTAAGAATCAAATTATCACGGTCAGCAACATATTGGCCAACTTCATCAATGATAAAAATGATATGTTGCTTGCCACTTTTTTCGCGTACAATATCAATCATCTCCTGAACACGCTGGTTTTCGAACTGGAAAAAACCGTCCGTGCGGGAAGAAAATGACTTTGTGTCCGGGAAGAGTGCCGGGTACATTTCATGAGCGATGTTGGGAATCAGCCCGTCAATAACAAGAGGGTTATTCTGAACTCGATCCCATGTTGCTCCCGGCATGATAGTTGAAACACGCTCGTGTAGTTCAGCTGTTCGACCCTCTTTTTCGATCATGCGTTCGAAGGCGGCAACCTTAAGGTTTCTGGAGTATCCAGCCCACTGGAGCACCTTAAAGTAGAGTACCGTAGAGACATCTTCCATCGTTGCCCCAGCAAGCATTTCACTTGCAAGATCAAGCATGACGACAGCCGCCGGGAATTGTTTTGCGACCGTATTGAGAAGCGCCTTTGTCTGCGGCTTATTGAGCCGATCATAGAGATAATTGATGAACGGAGTGCCGTTAATGGTACATTTATCATCAAAAGCCAAGCCGAGATACTTGGTAAATGAGCTTTTACCTGAACCGTAAAATCCTGATACCCAGACACCTACCTCATTCTCTCCACCCGTCTCCATCGCAAGTTGCATACGATCAAGTAACTTGCGAAACTGCTCTTCAATACTTTCGGTAACCACGTATTCTGAGATCTCAGCCCTTAGTCTCTCTTCTTGAGATACGCTATAGGTGATAACCTTCTCTATATTTCGGTAGATGTCCTTACTTGGGTCGAAGAGTGATCGGATGGTCATGGTTTGATTCAGTTATCAGTTTAGCCGCCAACGTGGACGGAACGGTAATTGCCATCTTCAGGGTAAAAGCCAAGAAATTTTAAACGGGTCTTTCCTGTCCGAATGCCAGGGTAGAGAAAAATTGTCGACACATGGAACTGGCCATGAAGTTGGCTTTCAATCGCACCTATGCGCATAAATGGGTGAAGTGCCTCAAGGTCAGTGACTAAAAGTAAAGCATTTTTCTGTCCTTCAAGCTGTTGCAGCGAATGTTCCAGACGCTTTAGTAACCCATTATCCGAAGATAAAATATCCGCCAATGCGTTGTTGGTTCGCGGCCAATCTAAGGGGGCTAGCTTGTCTTCCGTCACACAGAGCGACCAAAAGGGATCTTCCTTAAGCAGAGTCCATATCTGTTCTGCAATGGAAAACGTGTGGACGTCCCAACCTTCCTGATGAAGCTTTGATAACCATGCTGGCGTCTGCCGTTTTACTTCAAGTATCTGATCAGGAGAGAATACGAGGTAGTAAATAGGCTCAAAACTCGCATGACCGAGTTCTCGCCCAGATCGAATGCGCTCGCGCAGTTCGTCAAAATCAGCTTTGAGAGAGGACATCGCAGAGGGTCTCCATGTCTTGTAGTTTCCAACTAATCCTGATCACATCACCGGCTGCCTGAATAATGAGGCTGCCCTTCAAAGAGAGTTTTTTCATCTCGGCAAGGACATCTTCTCGCGCTAAACCGAATAACTCCCAATTTTCGTTCGTAAGCAGGGCATTATCACCAACCCCGCTAAAGTGGAGTTCATACGCGAGGTATGCTACTACAACCGATGAGATTCGAAACGGCAGAATGCTTCGACTTATACGTTGCCCACGCTCCAGTAGCCCGTAGTCAGCGCAACAACCAGTCAGATAAGCAGAGACATGCTGCACCGTGGATTCAGACCACCGCTTCACACTCTTCCCGTCGTCGATACCTCGCTCAACAAATGCCCGAGCATCCTCATTGGTGATCTGCGTATAGCCACCTGCATACCGAGTCCAATAAACGTGACGTACGAAATCGCCAAGGATTGGGTTCGCTCGGCATGTAAAAACGAGCATGAGTTGGGTCAGGTCAGCAGAACAAATATTTGAAGCCAACAACTTAAGATGTGTGGCGGGGACTCCCTCTGCAACAAGGTAGCGAGGTGCGAAGCATTCAAAGACAATGTTTCGCAGCCGCCGTGCTGTGACTGCTGGAAATCGACCAGATTCTAATGCCACCTGATACAACTGAATTGACGTCATACCGAGTGACCACAAGTCAAGTAGTGTCTTGGTTTCATTGACGAGTCCAAGGCCTGCTCCCAATTTAGTTGTGTAGGGTTTGTTTTCTGACACGATTAATTTACTAAATATGGATACGTTCTAATGTCCTGCAAGAACGCTGACAAGTAAGTGCCTGCTATTACCGCCAAGGTATCATGAGACTTGATATTCTTAATGTTGCCCAACGCTATTGGGCCCTCACCAGCAAGTATTTCAGTTGAGGGCATGCTGTTCAATGCGTCCAACGCTGCATCTTTGCTTTTGGTCACTTGACCAGTAAACTCTTCACCGACGGTGCTTTGCATAAGATTGTGAAGATCCTGCTCGATCTCTTCTGGCAACCGAAACAAGTGATAGCTGCCAACGCTTAAATGTTCATCATGCAAACGTCGGGCGGCTTCAAGGACACCGTGATATTGAGCTAACTGAGAAGTTTTCGTAAAAACCGGCTCAAGAAAAAGTCTGCTTGATGTTTCATAAAAAGCTGTTGGCCACCAGGCAAAATGAGAGCGCTCTCCAAGAAAGCCGATCAAGAGCCTCATTCGCAGCAACGTTGGTAAATACGATGCAATCATTTCATTATTTGTTGAACTCCTTTTTAGGAAGACCCTTTCCTTTGACTGCAAGATTATCCGGATATTTCACCCAGCGATTCTCAGTATTTCTTTTTTATCGACAGCCGCAAAACATTGTCTAATATGAAGATAATAAATGATAAGCCTATTCCGAAAAATCTCTATTTTTTCTCTTTTGTTTTTTATTCCAAATGATGATTTAAAATGCAGACTCGCTTTTGAATAACAATTCATGCCCAAAATTAATAATAAGTCCGTCTGAGGGTATAAAACCTTTTCAACCTCCAAAGTATTCCTAGTAGCACGATTTCTCCGTGTCAAAAAACCTTCCTTTTTTAAGACACATTCCGCCTCCCCAGTTTCCACCTGCTTTCCTTTGCTTGCCAATGCCGAATACAAGCCCATCAAAATCACCGAAGAAAATCATTTTCTTGTCTGGTGAATGCTTGCCTATATTGTCCACAAGCCGAGATAACTCCGCATCCGGAGGCTTTTCAAATGTTCGCCCTTGTCGACTGCAATAACTTCTTCAACGCCCATATTGTTCAATATAATCTAAAAGATTTATGAAAGTAACTGCTTGGAATAATGGCTCTTACAGTACAACGGGAGCAGGCTATGGCTTTAAGATATCCTGTAAAGAAGATCGTGATAAGTATTTCAAAAGAGAGTTCTCACCGATTTGTATTGTTCTGCCAGGACAGCAAAATCCAATCAAAGTTAATATTGATAAAGATTCGTTTTGGAAGAATTGTAGGGAATTAATTTGTAAAGAAATTGGTCTTTGGCTTATTTCCCAAGGCCATTCGAAATGGACAAAAAACAGTCCACCAGTTTTTGAATTAGAATTTAAGGATTTTACCTCCTTCAAATTATTACCATAATCTCAGTTTTACAGGACACAGTATCTGAATAAAGGATTATTGATGTTCGCCCTTGTCGACTGCAATAATTTTTACGCTTCATGCGAGCGCACCTTCAGGCCTGAGCTGCGCTTGCGCCCCGTTGTTGTTCTCTCGAACAATGACGGCTGCATCATCGCCCGCTCTGAAGAGGCCAAAGCGCTCGGTATCCAGATGGGTACGCCGGAATTCAAGTGCCGCCCACTGCTCAGGCAGCATAATGTTGCAGTCTTCTCCTCGAACTATGCGCTTTACGGCGATATGTCCTCACGGGTAATGGCAACGCTGGCCGCTCTTGCCCCAGAGATCGAAGTCTATTCCATCGATGAAGCGTTTCTCGATATGTCGAGCTTCAGCCGCTTCGACCTGCCAGACTATGCCAGGCAAATGCGCAAGACGGTCCGCCTGCATACCGGCATTCCCGTTTGCGTCGGCATTGCGCCGACGAAAACGCTTGCCAAGATTGCCAACCGCTTAGCCAAAAAGAACCCGCACTATCAAGGCGTCTGCGTGCTTGCAACCGCTGCAGAGATCCAGGCCGCACTTCTGCGCACCAAGGTTGAGGATATATGGGGCATCGGGCGGCAGTGGAGCAAGCTGCTGCAGGCAAAGCGCATAGAAAGCGCCGCTGACTTGGCCGCTGCATCAGCTGCTTGGGTGCGCAAGCATCTGCACATCGTCGGCGCAAGAATTCAGGCAGAGCTGCAGGGCACATCATGCCTGCCGATGGAGCTGGTGCGGCCTGCAAAGCAAAGCATCTGTACCTCGCGCTCATTTGGCCGCAACGTCAGCACGCTTGCCGAGATGCAGAAGGCAGTGGCAACATTCGCCGGCAAATGCGCCGTAAAGCTGCGCAAAGAGGATTCGCTTGCCTCAATGCTGACGGTCTTCATTGCGACCAGCCCGTTCGATGAATCAGGCAACCGCTACTGGGGAACCCGCACTGCAGCACTGCAGCATCCGACGCAGGATTCCATAGCAATTCTCAGGGCAGCAGAGACTATTCTTGCCGGTATATTTCGTGATGGAAAAGTCTATAAAAAAGCGGGCGTTATGGTGAGCGGCATTGTGCCAAGAGCATCATGCAGCACAACGCTTTCGCTC